CAGCCGGAAGTCCTTAGCAGTCTTTGTATCACCCCGAGTAGTTCAACCCCAAGGAGTACATCATGACACAAGGTCTTCGCTACAAATTCAACGGCTCTTCGTTGTCCGTGCAAACTGCGCTCGCGGCGGGCAAGGTTATCACTTCCATCAGCTCCGCAGACCCCGGTGTCGTCTCATCGACGGCGCATGGTTACGTGGCTGGCGACGTTGCCAAGATCAGTGGCCTAGCTGCCCCGATCACGCTCAACGACAAGCTTTTCGTCGTTGACAACGAGGCAAGCGGTACGTGGGAAATGGCAGGTACCGATACGAGCGGTTTGGATGCGTTCGTGGCAGGTAGCCCAGATACGGATGCCATCTCCCAGAAAGTCACGTTCTCAGAGTTCTGCGAACTGACCGGTGCCAACCAGCAAGACGGCGCAGCGGACCAGATCGAAGTTACGACCATTTGCTCGGACGCCAAGGAATTCGAGCAAGGTCTGTCGGACTCCGGCACACTGCAACTGGATTACAATGCGGCTCCGCTCAGTTCGGTGCAAACCGCGCTGCGTGCGGCCAAGGTGTCCGGTGACCAGATCGCCGTCAAGATCGTCTTCCCGAACAGCGGTGGCACCATCATCGTCATCGGTACGGTGCAACAACAAAGCATCCAAGGTCAGGTCAATGGCGTGTGGACGGGGTCTTGCACCCTCAAGCTCTCCGGCCCGATCTTCGTGCTGTAATTCAACCACCGACCTAGGGAAGGAACGCCATGAAAGTCGAGGAGCTTCTGGCGAAGCTGGAGGAGAACGCCTCCGCTGCGCAAAAACCCAACACTGTCGAAATCCCGAACGTGGGCACTGTTTACGTTCGCAAGCGCACGGTGTTGGAGTACGAGCAGATGGCAACACTGCAAAAGCAAGTGGGAGCGGGCGGGCAGGACAACGGCCTGTTTGCCCCTTCCATTGCCCGTCTTCTGTGCGACGAGAACGGCAAGCGGTTCGACATCAACACCGAAAACGCTCTTGCCGAACTTCTGGCCCGCCAGCCGGAAGACGTTTTCCACGCCATCATCAATGCCTCCGATGGCGAGCGCAAGACGGAGCCGACCGAGCCTGCCGCACCGGGCGCGGAACCCCCGATCCCAAACTGACCAAGCGCCAGAAGTTCAAGCACGACTTGGCTCTGGCGCTGCACAAAAGCATTGCCGAACTAGAAGTAACACTTACCGAAGAAGAGTTTCTGGACTGGCGGCTGTACGATAGTTTGCACATGCTGCCTCAGCGCCGAATGGAATACTACATGGCGCAGTTAACTCTTCAGGTAGTGGGCGCGGCTGGTGGCAAAGCCAAGCTCAGTGACTTCTTGTTCGATGACATGGTCAAGCAAGTCCGAGAAAACCGTAAGCCGTCTGACGCGGAGCAGAGCGCGCAAGTGCTTGGCGCTATGACCGGCACCAAGAAGATCGTGTACATCGGAAGAAAGAAACGCCATGGCTAACTCGCTCGGTTCACTGGTAGTACGGCTCGGCCTCAATGCGGCTGAGTTTACTACCGGCTTGACACAAGCGTCCAATCAGGCGCAAGGGTTCGCACGCTCCACCGAGCGCTCGATGCAAACGGTTACGCGCGCCGCTCAGGAAACAACCACTGCGGTTGACTACCTGAAACGCGCGCTGTCCTTTGCCGCTGGCCTGTACGGCATCAAGGAGCTGAAAAATCTCAGCGACGAGTACCAGAATGCCAGCGCGCGTCTTTCGATCTTTGCAACTTCCCAGGAAAACCTCGGACGTACACTGAGTGCGTTGTTCGGAGTCGCTCAGAACACCCGGCAGTCTTTGAGCGCTACGGTTGACTTGTATTATCAATTGGCCAATGCAACGCAGGATGCCGGTACATCTCAGAAGTCACTGTTGGATATCACTAGCGCCATTAACAAGGGCCTGATCATCTCTGGCTCCACCGGTGATTCGGCCAAGGGCGTTATCATACAGTTGTCGCAGGCTCTTGCGGCAGGCAAGCTACGTGGCCAAGAATTCAACACAGTCAACGAGCAAGGCAACCGTATCCTGCGGGCGCTCGCCGAAGGCTTGGGCAAGACCACTGGTGAACTGCGTGAGATGGCCAATGACGGCAAGCTCACGACCGACCTGTTTATCCAAGGTTTCTCGAAAGGCATCAAGGGCATCGACGAAGATTTCGAGAAGCTGCCGGTTACGATCACGGGCGGCTTTACCAAGTTGAGCAACGCGGTGCAGCAGTACATCGGCACCACGTTCAACGCGCAGGGTCAGACTAACGTACTGGCCAAGACCCTTGACCTTGCCGCCAAGAACTTCGACTTGCTGGTAGCAGCGATCACGGGTTTCCTTGTGTTGAAGGTGGCCAACGTCGTCACGACCACGGTAGCGGCGCTAGGCGCATCCGTCACCGCACTGGCAGCAGAAACTGTCGCGACGCGCGCTAACACGCTGGCCAAGATCGACGCCACCCGTGCCAAGATTGCCGATCTGGCTGCTACCGAAGCGTCGATCGTCGCAGCACGTGCGCAAACAGTCGCCGATCTTGCTGCCGTTCAAGCCTCTGGCGTAGCTACGGCTGCTACTCGCGCCAAGACCGCGGCGTTGATCGCTGACCTTGCGCTGCTCGGTCGTGCCCAAGCGGCGGTGACCACGCAGACTGCTGCCGCTACTGCTTCGTTGGCTACCATGACGGCGGCGACGGGCTTTGCTGCTCGTGCTTCGAGTGCGGCGGGTAGTGTCTTGCGTTTTCTGGGTGGCCCGATCGGTGCAGTGGCCACGGTGCTCGGGCTCGCGGCTACCGCATGGCAGTATTACGCCACGACATCGGAGAGCGCCAACCGCACGGCCAAGGAGAAGACAGAAGAGAGCACGGCGGACGTAATTGCGGCGTTGGACAAACAGATCAAGAAGATCAAAGAACTGAACCGTGCCGCGCTAGCAGGGGCTGACCCTAAGACTTCGATCAACCCGGACGCTACCGCACGACTGGCAGTGCTGCAAGAGAAGCTTGCCAAGCTGAAGGCTTCTGGCGATCGCGCTGACTTGGTTGTCGCAATCGATGTGCAAGGAGATATCGACCGGCTCAATGCCGGTATGGACGACCTCAACAGAGAGTTACAGATTCAAGATAGCCGCACGCGCTCTGGCAAAGCATCAGAGTGGATGGAGAAGTATGCCACAGATGCCGAGCAGATGGCAGCAGAGATCACGAAAGCACGCAACGAGCTTGGTGATAAGTTTACGCCAGAACTCGAACGTCGTATTCGTGAGAAGTTTACCAAGAAGCCTCCGGTCGATGACAACTCGCGCAAGATTCTAGACGGCCAGATCAAAGCTCTGGAAGCTAGTTTGGCCCGCGAGAAAGACCTGCTCAACGGCTACGAAGGTTTCCTGCGTGACGAGTTCAGCCAAGGTCTGTTTACTGTCCAGCAGTATTATGACAACTTGCAAAATGCCCGCGACGAAAACTTGCGCAAGGCGTTGCAGGCGTACGCTGACGAGATCGCAGCCACGGAGTTGTTCTACCAACGCTCTAAGAAGGAAGTCGATAAGCAAGACGCGCTCAACAAGATCGACACTCTGCGCGCCCAGAAGACCAATCTGCTGCGAGACGCGGGCTTGCAAGAGCAAGCGCTGAACCGTGAACGCATCCGGTCTAATCAAGACTACCTGGATCAGCTTGGTGAGATCAATGCCAAGCTCCTCGAGATCAACGGCAATACGGCTGCTGCGGCCCGCATCCGGTTGGAGGCTGCGAACCGTATTCAACGCAACCTACTGTCCCGTGACAACAGCCCAGAAGCCCAACAGGCTCTGGCCAATCTGGATGCCATCGACAAGCAATTGCTCGTACAGGCGCAACTCAACGACGAGACCAAGAAGTATAGCCTCGTACTTGGTGACCTGGAACTGACCAAGGCACGCATTGCCAACGATCGGGACAGCGGTGCGGCCAACGAACTAGAAGGCTTGTATCGTTTGTCCGCCGCGAACAAAGACTACATTGACAAGTTGAAGGAACGGCTTGCGGTTCTGCAAGCGATTGCAGAGCAATCCAAGGACCCGGCTGACTTGCAGAAAGTCAAGCAATTGCAGGTTCAGCTCGAAGCACTGGCCAACCAGACTGACTTGGTTGCCAAGAAGTTCAACGACATCTTTGCCAGCGCAGTGTCGGATGCGCTCTACGATGCTGTGACTGGTGCTAAATCATTCAAGGATGCGTTCCTGGATATGGCGCGTGCGATCAGCCAAGCCATCACGCGGATTGCGGCTCAAAACTTGGCGGAGTCGCTGTTCGGCAAAGGCGGTTCCAGTAGTGGCATTGGAGAGTTCTTCTCAAGACTCTTTGGCGGTGGCGGGTTTGGCAGCTTGTTCGGCAGCTTCTTCGGCGGCAGCGGCGGTGGAGTGCCGGGGGTCGGGTTCTCCGGTGGTGGCTTCGGAGAACACTTTGCTACGGGCGGCGTGGCACGTGGCGGGTGGGCAGTGGTGGGAGAAAATGGTCCGGAGCGGGTTAAGCTGCCTAGCGGGTCGGTCGTCTACAACAATCAACAGAGCCGTCGGATGGGCAATACCAGTGTAGTGATCAATCTATCTACCACAGGTGGTCGTGGAACAGAGTCGGATCGTCAGCTTGCGGCCAAGGTACGCGATGCTGTGATCAAGGGCATCAAGGAGCGTTAATCGTGAGTGTGAACTTCCTGGATATTCGATTTCCGGAACGTATCTCACTTGGGGCTGAAGGTGGCCCCGAGTTCTCGACTGACATCGTCATCATGGCCAGTGGTGCAGAAGCTCGCAACCAGAATTGGTCCACCGAGCGCTTGCGCTACGATGTCAGTCATGCCGCCCGACTGGAAGCCGACTGGCGCAAGCTTCAAGCGTTCTTCCGAGTTGTGGCCGGTCGTGCCAAGAGCTTTCGATTCAAGGACTGGACGGACTACGTATGTGATTCTGGCTACGGTGTGTTCCAGGACGCAGACAGCGGCAGTCCGCTCGGGAAGCAGATGTACAAGCTCTACTACTTCAACGGCCAGTCTTACTATCGTAAGATTACGAAGCCAGTAAGCGGCACCATCACGACTGACGCCGTGGGACTGGATTACAGCACCGGTATCGCAACTAGCGGAACGTACTGGTCTGGTCAATTTGATGTGCATGCTAGATTTGACACCGACTCTATGCGGGCTGAAACCATTGACAAACAAAACGACGGCAGCCTGATCGTAGGCTGGCAGTCTATCCCGATCGTTGAGGTGAAAGAATGACCAAGGCTATTTCCTTCAATCTCAAAGCAGAGATGGCGGGTGCGCTGTCTAAGCTCGCTACATGCATGCGTGTTGAACGTACCGACGGCAACGTGTACGGGTTCACGACATACGATAAGAAACTTACCATCGACGGTCTTGATTACGAGCCTGCCGCTACCTTCAACCCAACTGACGTCGCATCCGCCAACAACATGGATGTCGATAACTTGTCGGTAGAAGGTTTCCTTTCTAGCGAAGCCATCACGGAAGACGAACTGCGTGCCGGTCGGTGGGACTACGCGTCGTTTCGTATCTTCCAGGTCAACTGGAACGACCTGACGATGGGTGACAAGAAGATGCGCGCTGGTCACTTCGGTGAAGTGCAAGTGCATCGCCAGTCTTTTGTCGTAGAGTTATTGGGTTTGATGGATGCTTATACAACCAGCATCATTGAAATCACATCTCCCGGTTGCCGTGCCAGCTTGGGTGATACACGTTGCAAAGTGAACCTCGCTGGTTCTCCTAGTTTTACAGTAACAGGTACTATCGACACCGCAGACACTGACTTCTTCACGCTGCATGCGGCAGACCGCACCGAAGCAGACGGATACTTCGACGAGGGTCGGATCACATTGCACTACGCCACCGGGGACCTGTCCTACGAAGTCAAGGCTTATATCGTAGGCACATGGATCACGAAAACTCCGTTTGCCTATGATGCGACTGGCGTTACCTACACGATGACCAAGGGATGCAACCGCACGCTGGATACGTGCCGAGATGTCTTCAACAACGTGGTCAACTTCCGTGGGGAACCGTGGCTGCGTGGTCCGGATGCTCTGATCCAGATTGGGCGGCGCTCTTCGTGAGTAAAGAACTGATCGTGCAAGAAGCCCGCACGTGGCTAGGTACCCGCTGGCAGCACCAAGCCTGCCGGAAAGGGGTAGCCACCGATTGTATCGGTCTCGTGGGCGGCGTCGCCGAGGAGCTTGGCCTAGTGGGCGGTGCCGTCTGGAGGAAGGACGAAAACTTGCGGGGCTACGGGCGTACGCCGCTGCCGGAAAAGCTCCTCGATGGTTGTGACCGTTACCTTGACCGCATTGCTATTGCTGATGTAGATATCGGAGATGTTCTTGTAATAGCCTTTCCTAAGTCGCCACAGCACTTTGCAATCGTTTCTAGTTTGAACCCGCTGCGCATTATCCACGCGTATTCACAACGCGGCGGGGTAGTCGAAACACAAGCTCGAATTCCTAAATCTCGCATCGTGCGGGCGTATCGCTTTCGTGGAGTAACGGCATGACGACCCTAGTTCTGGGCACTGTTGGTTCGATGGTCGGTGGTGCGATCGGTGGCCCTATCGGTGCTCAGATCGGCTGGCTTGCGGGTAGCCTCTTAGGCAATCTGATTGACCCACCTAAGATCGAAGGACCGCGCCGCAGTGACCTCAAGCTGCAAGTCTCAGAATACGGCAGGCCAATCCCACGGGTATGGGGCTTGGGTCGTCTGGCGGGCAACGTTATTGACCAGACTGATCTGGTGGAGCATAAGCAGAAGTCGGGCGGCAAGGGCGGTCCTCAGGTCACGACTTATACGTATAGCGCGTCCTTCGCGATCATGCTCTGCGTTGGTCCCATCATTGGAATCAAGCGCATTTGGGCGGATGGCAGGCTTCTGTGGACAGACGAGTCTGGCGAAGACGCGCCTTGCACCATCTATTTGGGTGATGAAGACCAAGAGCCTGATCCCACTTTTGAAGGCATCCATGGCGTAGGCAATCAGCCCGCCTATCGCGGGTATGCCTACGTGGTATTCGCAGACTATTATCTCACAGACTTCGGTGACCGCATCCCGGTCTTAGAGTTTGAAGTCTACACGGCTGCGGGCGATATCCCGTGGCGGGTGGATACCTTTGCGCCGTGGGCTTCAGGGAGTGTGTCTAACTATACCCTCTCGAATGGTACGACTGACGGTACTACTCTCTTCGCGACGGAGATGGATACAACTCCGGGTAACGCTCAGTTGATCTTACGTAAGTGGGATTTTGGCGGGAACCAAATCGGGAGTACAAGCTATACGGACTCGTTCCAGAACTTCGCCTGTTCGGTCTACAACTCGAACGTCTTTCTGACGTGGGAGAATACGGGCTTCGGTGGCGTCTACGTGTACTGGTGGAGGTACATCCCTGAGGATGACCAGTTCCGGATGGTCAGCACCTTCCTGATCGCTGGTCATAGCTCTTCGTACTATATGGAGCGTTGTGCCCTCGTAGGGGACTACATCTTCTGTCTTGGTCATCAAGCGACTGATACCTACATCTATCGGATTCCGTACAACAACGGCACTCCGGGAGAACTTGATTTCGCGTACAGCGCCTTCCTTTGGTACGACGTACCGGGGAACATTCAAGTGCTCGGGTCGAATGATGATACTGTTTATTTTCTGCACGGTACATACGGTAATGCGCGACTCTGGCATTTCGATCAAGACCTGAATCTACTGCACTTCTGGGATGTCTCAGATACCGCGGGTACGTATCTACACGTATCCGTTTTAAACGGGTATGTGTGGAACGACTTGATCGTTCTGGCTACCAGTGAAGGCAATATTGGTGGCAGCATCGGCACCTACAAGGTGCGGTTGGTCAAGATCAATAGCGACAATTCGCTTGAAAATTACGGGAGCAACATCCCCCATAGCAACACGCTCTCGAATTACATCGGCAATGGGCTGATGATGGACAGCGTAGGCATCTACTCGCTGATCCCGCCGCCCATTGACGTGACACTGGCGCAAGTAGTCGAAGACCTGTCCGACCTTACCGATGTTGGCACGGTGGATGTCACGGAATTAGAAAGCGACCTTGTGCATTGGTACGCGGTCGCGAACCAGATGACCGTGCGTAATGCGATCGAGACACTGCGTCAAGGTTATCAATTCGACGCGGTAGAGTCAGATGACACGGTCAAGTTCCGCAAGCGTGGTGCTACGGACTCTGTGGTTACCGTAGACGACGACGAACTCAGCGTGCGGGAGTACGGATCGGAACCGAGCGACCCTCTGCGCACCATCCGCAAGAAAGAGAAGGGCCTGCCGCGGAACGTCACGCTCAAGTACATCGATATCGACACCGACTACCAGCCGGGCGTAGCGCAGTCACCTCGCATCACAACGTTGTCCGATGGCGAGACGTCACTGGACCTTGCCATCGGATACACGGCAACAGAAGCGCAGCAGACCGCTTGGAAGATTCAGCTCGGCGAATGGATCGAGCGTGAAACCTTCCAGTGGAGCCTGAGCCGCAAGTACTCGTGGCTGGAACCGTGTGACGTCGTTACGGTGCGCGGTCGCGTTATCCGCATCACCAACGTTACCGAGACTCCTTCTGGTGTGTTGTCGTTTGAAGGTGTGCTGCACCGCGCATCCATCTACACCCAAGAGCAAGATGGTGCCGGTAGTTCTGGATGGACTGAACAGACGCCTTCTGGCTCTCAGATTGCCACTGAGTGTGTGCTGCTGGACATACCGATCCTGTCACAGGCAGATGCGCCGTTTGGCTTCTATGCTGCCATGGGGCCGTCCGGGGCTGGAAAGTGGACCGGCGCGTCCCTGTACAAGTCCTTGGATGGCGGTGGTAACTACGCGGTCGTCGGAGCAACGTCCACGCCTGCGGTCATCGGACAAACTATCAGCTCTGACAATGTAGGTGGCTCTCCTGATATTGGGTCTCCTACTTACAGTGGCGTACTTGGTTCATATGGTGGCGGTGATGTAGTCGACGAGTCTACCATCTGTGTGCGGCTCACCGACCCAGACGCAGAACTCGAGTCATGCTCCAGCGCCGCGTTGGAGAACGGAGCCAACTATATCGCAATCAGCTTCGGCGATCCGGCTGGCTCGCCTTTGCAACAGCGATGGGAGCTTCTGCAATACCGCGATGCTACTCTTATCGCTGACCGTACCTACTTGCTGACCGGATTCAAGCGTGGGCGCAAGGGCACGAGTACGTCTGGCCACGCAGAAGGAGACACGTTTGTCCTGTTGTCTACCGTCATCAACATCGATGCGCCGGAAGAAGAACTCAATAATACTTACCGCTACAAGGCCGTCACGTCTGGGCGCACTCTGGCTGAGACCAGCTACCAAGACTTCTGCAATACGGGCTTGGGTGCTAACGAGTATTACGAGACCGAAGTAAATCACCTGCCGGTGTACGGCGAAAACAATAGTGGCTCGCCCTCAGAACTCGGTCCCGGTTTGGTGCCTCCTCCGGTCGATCCTACCAACTGCCGTGCGGACTATGTCCTCAATGAGTGCGGTGATTGGGTCTATCTTGGCTCCGGCGGTATCGGCTCTCCGGCGGTGGGCGGTGCTATCGAAGTGCGGGACGAAGGCGTTACGTTAACCACAGCGGCTTCAATCATTGACTTCGTAGGGTCTGGCGTCAGTGCTACCTACAGTGGCGGTATCGTCACAGTTAATATCAGTGGCGCTGCTGGCTCTCCGATCCCCTACGCGCTCTACACCGAGCCGTTCCTGCTGTACCAAGCGAGTTCTAACTTGCCGAATTCGCTCGTGCTGCAAGGCTCGTCGAACGTGCTCGTAGCTCTCAGCGGGTCTCCGAATGCTATGACAGTAGACCTGTCGGCTACGGGTGTGACCGCAGGCAGCTACGGCAGTACGTTCGTTATTCCAACATTCACTGTTGATCAATATGGCCGTATCACGGCTGCGGGCACTGCCGCTACGGTGGGACGCATCCAGACACTGGATGAAGGTGCGTCTGTAGACCCGACTGCCATCGCGCTTAACTTCACGGGCGGTGGAGTTATGGCGAGTGACGCAGGCGCTGGTGTAACTACGGTTAACGTGCCGTTGAAGGCCCCGACAGACGCACGGTATATTCTCAACCAATCTAACAGCGACTTACCTAACGCACTCGTCTTACAGGCGGGGACTGGTATCACGCTAACTGAAGGCGGTGGCAGTCCTCCGACCACGCTTATCATTGAATCTACAGGTGGCAACACCGCAGTCGGCGGGTACAGCCGCTCACAGGAGTTCATCGGCGCTGGTACGTACACGTTCAATGTACCTGCTGGAGTGAATATTGTCAAGGTAACCATGACTGGTGGTGGGGGAGGCGGGGGCACTCGAACGAGCGCCTTTGGTGGCACTGGCGGTGGCTCTGGGGAGTACGTAGTTGATCTTCCAGTGTCGCTTGCGTCTATCGGATCACCTAGTGAAGTTACAGTGGTGGTCGGGGACGGCGGTGATGGCGCACCCTCAGGCGCTCAGGCAGCGGGCAGTAACGGTCAGTCGTCTAGCTTTGGCGTATTCGCAGTATTAGGAGGTAAGGGCGGTGGCACTGTCGCGATTAATACTGGGGGCCTAGGTGGGGGTGGACGCGGGGGCGCAGGCGGTAGCAACACCGGGGCGGGTTCAAACGGCACGGCGGAATCTCCGGTTCACTTTGGCGGCTCAGGGGGCGGCGGTAATACGGGTACGACAGCGGGTGCTGGCGGCGCTGGTGGACCGGCTGGCGGTGTGAATACTGGCGCAGCGGGTGGCTCTTCTGTTTCTACGCAAGGTGGCGGTGGTGGCGGTGGCTCATCCATCTGGGGGGTAGGCGGTGTTGGAGGTAGCGGTGGTTCGGCGGGTAACGCTGGAGTTAATTACGGCTCGGGCGGTGGGGGTGCGGGCGGCTTGACTGGCTCCGCGGCAGCAGGCGGTAAAGGCGCTCCAGGATATGTCTTGGTGTCTTGGATTGGACAGTCAGCATGACTATCTATAGCGTAATATCCCGTTCACAAGTATGGGACACCCCCGGCACTTATCAGTTCGATGTGCCCGTGGGAGTAGATAGCGTTCGTGTGACTATGATAGGGGGTGGGGGTTCAGGTGGTAGTTCGTCTACTTCTATTGGGGGTGGCGGCGGTGGCGCGGCAGAATGGTGCTCTGCAATGCCCGTGAGTTTATCACAATATGGCTCGCCTTCTTCTGTGACCGTGGTAGTCGGATCAGGGGGTGTAGGTGTTACGGGTTCAACAGCGAATGGCACAGCGTCGAGTTTTGGCCCCTTATCCGTTGCTCCGGGGCGCGGTGGTGGGGTAGGTAATGTCAGTCCCTCGGGCGGGATTGGCGGTGGTCCTAATGGGGGTGTGACTGGAGGCCCGATCACCGATAAAACGCACCCCGTTGGTGTAGCAAGTTCTTTGGATGGTCATTTCTTTGGTTCAGGGGCATCTGGCGGCGTAGCGGGGAACGGTGGCGGTGGCGATGGCGGCGTTGGTGGTTCCGCACCTGGATATGCCGGAGGCACCTTCGGGTTGACTAGCGGCTATACCCAAGGAGGCGGCGGGGGCGGAGGAGCTTCAATCTTTGGCACAGGTGGTGCTGGTTCTAACGCAAAGTCATCCGGAGCCGCGAATCCCGGCAACGCTGCACCTGCTACTTCGTACGGTGCTGGCGGCGGCGGTGTGGGAGCCGCGCCTACAATCGGCCCCGGTGGCAACGGAGCCGGTGGCTATGTGATGGTAGAATGGGATGAAGTTGTTACCAGCTAACCTACAGGGGATTTCTACGTGATGAAGAAGTCAATACTATGAGCCGGGTTTGCAAATTCTGCACTTACGTTCGTGACGTATTTTCCAACCCGTACCATTACTCTGGGGCCATTCTGGCTCGCCTATCCGTCTCGTTTGCTACCATCATCTGGTGCGCAGTGGTCCTCTACAAGAAAGACGCGTTAGTCCACTGGCCCGGCGCGAATATCATCACAGACTACGTTGGCGAGGACGTTTATGCTGTGGTCATGCTGATCTTGGCCATAATCGCGGTGTACCGTCTGCTCCGGCAGTCCAAGCCGGTGCGTCTCGGCGTTTGTATCTACTGTCTCATGGCTCTTCTGTGGGCGTACACGTTCGCATCCCTAGTGTTAGCCATATATGAAGGTGAAACGGTTTTGCGCCCCGGTCAGGTTTCCGCTATACTTGTAATCACTTGTTTGTCCCTGTTCGCGTTCATAGCCAACCCGAAGAGTACACGAGGGGACTAAGATGGGTGACCTACCGCCCTTGGATGATCCGGCAGGTAAAGCGGCGTTGCTCACCGTCATTGCAGCCGGTGTTTGGAAGTTGTGGCTACGACTCAAGCACGACAGCCGAGCGGACAAGGCGGAGTCACGAGAGCATGCAGCCGAAGACAACATCGCAGGTACTTACGACGCAATCCTCAAACAACTACGCGATGAAGTAGCTAGGCTTGCCGGAACCGTAAACCTGTTGTCTCAGGAATTAGATGTAGAGCGCAAGGCCCGGCGCGAAGCACAGTATCTTGCAGGTCAGCTCCAGCTTCGCATTGAGATACTCGAAACAAAACTCAAAGATGCGGGGATTCCCCTATGACCAACCTAGCTTGGGGCAGCAAGGTCAGCCCGACGTTTCGATACAAGATAAGGAAGATAGCAACGGACATTGGGTTAGACCCTTCCTGGCTGATGGCGTACATCGCCTTTGAGACCGGAGAAACGTTCAGTCCGTCCATCAAGAATCCCGCGTCTGGGGCCACCGGTCTCATACAGTTCCTGCCTAGCACTGCAATCGGACTCGGGACCACGGTTGAGAAGCTGGCGGCAATGTCCGCTGAAGACCAACTGGAAGTAGTCTACGAATACCTGAAACCGTACAAGGGCAGGCTGCAAACTTTCTCAGATGGGTACATGTCCATCTTCTTGCCCAAGGCAATCGGCAAAGACGATAACTACGCAATCATCTCAGACCCAGAGACGAAGGCGTATATACAGAACAAGGGTCTGGACCTGAACAAAGACGGGAACATCACGAAGGCCGAGGCTGCTTCGTTCCCGAGAGCCAAGCTGGATAAGGGCCTCCAACCTGATCTCGCTACAATCGAGGATCGACAACCCCGTACGGAGGGTAAGGTGAATGACAATAGACCTGATCTCATGAGTGCCTTGGGAGCGATTGCCGGTTTGCTGAACCCGGTAGCCGGAATCGTTTTCAACGCCTTTGCCCCGGTGATCAAGGAAAAGATCGCCAAGGAAGTAGACCGGCATAGCAGCCAGCCGGGAGTCGGAGAAGCCGTTGCCAACGCGCTGTCTGAGGCAGTAGTGGACAAGGCCAAGGAGCTGACTGGTCGCACTGACGATCTGGAGGCCGCTGCGGTAATCGTTCAGCCACAGAATGCCGCCAAGCTCCAGCAAGTAGAAGAAACGGCAGTAGCTTCTGTCGCAGAACGCTTGAGCCAACTGGCCCCTCTTCTGGACAAGTCCGTCGGGTACGATCAAGCCAAATGGCAGGCGGAACGTCAAGGACGGCAAGACGCCACCGATGCCGCGATCAAGGAAAGCCAAGCCGGACTCTACGACTACACGCGCCTTCTGGTCTGGAGCACGTGCGGCGTGATGGTAACGGTCTCCGTCGGTCTGCTGTTCCTCATCGGTAAACAAGCGTGGGATACCGGAGACATCGACTCTGGCCTGATTGGGCTGGCAGGCCCCATCTGGATGGGAACGATGGCTACTGCCTTCATGGCAATGGTCACCCACAGATTCGATGGTTCCCGCAATGCTAGCGAACAGACCCGCGCCATGCTCGATCTGGCCAAGGAGAAATCCTGATGGGACGTCGCATATTCGTTGATCTGAACGATCAGGAAGAAGCCGACATTCACGGGTGGGTGAACAGGGGTCGCGCAGACCCTTCGTTCGCCAACTACCCAACCCGGCTCGTGCTGGGACAACGGGACCGCGCCCGCTTTGACCAGATCGAAGCACAGTTCCCTGATCATGCGCCTCCACCGCCGCCGATCGAAGTGGGTGACCCCAACTACGGAGTGCCTGCGGGTACGTTCAGTGCAGTCGGTACAGACACTCCGCTGCGTCGGGATGATGACCAAGCCCGTGTGCGGTCCATTGATCCGCAGATGGTACTGGCGGTGCCTCTGGTGGTCCCGGATAAGCCTTGGAACAATACTCTGCTACTGAGCATGGGGGTCAGTGAGTATGCTTCTCCCGCCGGTACGCCGGTCATGCAGGCGTGCTTCTCGCGTCTCGCTGGCGATTTCAAGTACGCCATGGCGAATACACGTTCAGAAGGTACGTCCATTTTCTGCTTGACCAATGTAGCAATAGAACACCTGAATCCCGGCGACGTATTTTATCTGAACATGCGCCTGTGGTCCAGTGACCTTGGTAGAGTGACATCCAGTGTGCCACACCAAGTCCGCATCGGTGGTTCTTGGCCGAGGTAGCCATGGGCATCTTCGACGTAAACGTAAACGCAACTCTCCTGATTCCTCAGGAGTTAACCGCAGCCTTGGCTGCACTATTGAAGAAAGGTGATCAAATCATGAACGACCTCACGCAATTGCAGAAGACGGTCAGCGATCTGGGCGACAAGGTCAACGAGACCACCCAGACGCTGAAGGACCTTGCCAACGAAGTCATCAATCTCAAGAACACGAGCGACGTCCAGTCCCAGATCGATCAGCTCACGGCCAAGGCGCAAACCATCCTTGACAACCTGACCACCGCCGAAGATGCGGCCGACGACCAAGTCCCGGCACCGCCCGCACCGCCTGCTGAGCCGCCTGTCGAACCGACCCCCTAACCACCAACCCCATCATCAGACCTGAGCGCCCGAATTCATGGGCGCTCATTCTTGAGGAGAACCATGATGCCGAAAACCCGCGCATTTTCACGTAAGCCCGTTCCCGGTTACGGAGATTCACGTTACAAGGCCCCGGTGATGGAGCAAGCATCAGTCACCAAAAGCTACGAAGAGCAGAAGGCAGAAGAAGCCCGTGCCTATCTGGAGTCGGAACGCAAGGTAGCTGCGGGCCGCTACACCTATCTCCAGACTGTTCTGGGTGAAATCAACGGTGGCAGGCTGGCATGGTCGGACCTGCGAGTTGATGAACTGCAAGCGCTCTTGGCGGAGGAGGCTGGTTTCAAGCAAGCCGCCATCGCCATGGGCAATGACGCGGAAGTGGCCAAGGTGCAAGCGGTCATGAACGCTGCGATGGCGGAGCTTCAACGCCAAGGTGGGTCGTGGTTCGAACCGGCTCCGCCTGAACGCGCGCCGCTGACGGTGCCACCGGCTGAACACCCTCAAGGCCGCTGACATGGGTGTGCGCTACGATGCAGCCAGAATTGAAGTCGATTGGCTGGCTGACTTCGTCGGTTGGCGCACGATGAAACTGGATGTGAAGTTCACTGGCCCGGACGACCCCCTTCTGGTTGCCATTCTGGCGCGTCAGAACGAAGAGCTTGAAAAGAAGATTGCGGCAAGCAAGATACCAACGAACAAAGATGTAGACATAGGCATTTTCTAGAACCCCCACTTCTCCCACACCCGAACACCAGTCACGCACTCCTCGGCCTTTGACTGGCTGCTAGCGGGCCTTGCTAGCTAGGGTGATTTTATTGCACCGCAACATGGCAGGCGTGGTCCGGATGCAGGCTACAAGGGCACCCCGGTCCGGACCATGGGCTAGCCCGCCGTGCGCTGGCCTGCGCCATGGGCCGTTTAGGGGCCTGCGGCGGGCCTAGCTGCGGGGCCTGCGGGCCTGCCAGCGGGGCCGGCAAGCAAGGGTAAACCCTAGGTCGGCCTGCTAGGGGCCTTAAACGGGCCTACAGGCGCACGGGTCGGCAACAGGCTACACCCCTAGCTTACACATGCCAGCGTAAGCGCCATGGTGCCATTGCCAGCGGCGCAGCTAGGCCCGCGCGGGCGGTATGGCACCCCCCAAAACCAAAGCCCCCGAAGCTTTCGCTAGGGGGGCTTAGGGCCAACGTGGTAGGTTCAGCATGTTGGCACTGCTGGCAGTGTCGGTGACTACCTTCCGGCGCGTTGCCACTTCACACAGGACGCGCGACTCTGTGGTAAGGGTGATGGCTAACCCCGTGACCGCTACTAGTGGCTAGCAGGGCAATGCATAGTAGCACGGCAATTGCGTTGAGTGTAGACCCTAGGTTCTTACTTATCGCATCTGCCGATTGAGACCAATGCTGCCACCGTATTCAAACCCCCTGCTGAAACCTTCGGTCTGCGGTTTTTGTTGCTTGCTGGTACGCGTCTTGAGCTTGCCGACCGTTTCCTGGATGTACTGCTCGTTCAACTTGCGCTCGTTCTCATACACGCTGGCCAGCACAATGGCAGTGCCGGGAGTCTTGGCGGCAGCATTGGCAGCGGCGGGCGCTTGTTCGTTGGCGGCGGCGCTTCTCAGCTCCGTGCAGCGGCGTGCGATGTGGATCATGGCTCCTTTGCAGAAGTCACGCCAGTAAGTGCCGCGCGGGGTCTCACCGGCTTCCTGCGCCCGCTTCGAGGCCTCTCGGTTAATGCTACCGATCACGAACTGCGCCATCTCCACTGCCGTGAATACGTTAGCTTCGCTGCCGACGAAGCAATAGGTGGCATGCTTGGGCTTGTACGGCACGAAGAAAAAGCTGCAAAAGAACAACTCGCCAACTGCCAGTGCCACCGTACGCATCCACGCGTACTCACGAAGGTTGAAGGCACCGTCGGTGCGTGCTTCTCCCTTGGGCTTGCCGCTGTCTGAGACATCGGCCTGCGCCATCGTGAGATTGTACTTGGCCAGCGTAGCATGGGCCATGCGCAGCGCGTTCTCGCGTTCTCCTTCGGTAGCGGCTGCATCTTGCGCCAAGCGCATCATCTTGCGTACACGTTCCAGCACACGGGCCTTGTCGAATTCTTGTTCCATCTTATTGCTCCTTGGTGGTTACGACGGGATAGGGGCGCAACTTTATACGTGATACGTACAGACCATCATCTTCGTACATCTCATGCAGCCACCGGCATAAGTCTTCATGTGTGCCGTACAAACGGATGAGCCGTTGGCCATTGCAGAGCGGTTCTGGCAGTGCCAACATTCGCAGACCGTAACGCTCTAGCTCCGCGGAGTCTGGCATGGCGTTCACCTCGGTAGCTGCGAAGTCAACGTCAACCATGTGTGTTTCGTGGCTTTGATCGTACATGGCTTTGCCTAGTCTGAAGACAACCGGCCAATCATTACGGCACTGAGAACACCGACCATGAACAGCACGGTCATGCCGATGCTGCCGTTGTACAGCCACGCCACGGAGTTTGCGATCCATAGCGCCACGTTCAAGACTACGTCGGGTCGTAGCATCACTGTGCTCCCAGAAGTAGGTTGCGGCGGGCATGCTGGTTGAGTGGCTTCCATGTGATACCGTCGAAGCTGATGGACACGCGGTCGCCGTTGAAAACCATCATGCGCTTGCGGGTGCCGGGCTTCTGCAACTCGCAGGACTGCGCGTTGTTGTCCGTGACCCGCCACCCCTGTTTCTGCAACGCGAGTTCGTAGTCTCCGCGCATTTGCGGGTTGCTGTTGCGCCATGCTGCCTTGGCGCGCTTCCCGCCGCCCATGATCTGGATGGCGGTATCGAGATGGCGAGTCTTGTTCATCACGTTCTCCTCGGCTGCGGTACGCGTGGTGGTGATTGCAACTTGCAGCCGAGATTGTTCACCAGCATTTTTCGCAGCGCCTCCCAGAAGCGGGTTTGGCCTACGTTCTCCTGATAGAAATCGTAGTAGTCAGCCCGCCCCGGCTGGCTCGGTATGCGGGTAAGGCCAGCGGCCATAGACAACGTGTAGCTGCCCGGCTGAAAGTTGTATGTAACGCTGGCGCACGGCATGGGATTTTCCCGGAAGTGTATATTCACTTGGCCCGTGTTGCCGTAGTTCTGCGATAGCGTGCATTCGCAACCGTACTGCTCGCAAATATGTTCGATCTCGTCGAGTGTTCGCTGTTGGAACGTCTTCATTTCAGTACCTCCCGATCTTGGTGGGTTGGAGCAGCGAACGCTTGGTGTCCGGCGGGTACACGGTATCCACTTCGGCCTGCCAGCCTTCGCGGCCATCCCACTCTTTGCAGTCGCGCTCGGCTGCGGCAAGGGTAGCGTACGGTCCGAAGACTTGCGTGGCGGTAGTGTTCCCAACGGTCTTGATGCAGGACACAACGTAAACTTCCGTGCGGGGTGGGGTCAAGTTCATGGCTACTTCCTCTCCTCGGCGCGCAGTTGGGCTTCCTTCTTGATCTGGATGCCACCAATGCGCTTGGTGTACGTGGCGATTAGCTTGCCCCGGCGCACATCCAGAACTTCTACCGTGCGCCCCACTTTCGTATCCCGGCGGCAGATGACCACGGCGGCATCGTGGCAGTTTTCTTCCCAGCGATACCACCGTCCCATAATCTGGGTCTGCTTGTGGGCGTCCCAGAGGCGGTAGGGGCGCAGTGTATCGCGGTCCTTGGTGATTTCAGTCGTTGCCATGTTTGATCTCCTTGTAGTTACGACAGGGGGCTACTTTTCACTACCGTCTGGCAACAGCGTGCCATCGAACCCAGACTCGTCCAGCAAGCGGTTGTGAATCTTAGCCAGTTGATTCAATGTATTACGCTTGAACGCAGGCGTGCCTTCTACTTCTTGATGTTTCTTTTCGTACAAACGCCATTCATCACGCACGGCTTGAATGGCAATCATTTGCGCTGCTTCCTTCGGCGTCAGGTTTTGCGCGTTTCTCACTTGGCCTTCTCCTTCTTGGCGTTAAGCCTGCGCAGCTTGCGGCGGGCGTTGCGCTTGTCACGCCATGCGCGCAGTTCCGCAGGCGACATTGCGTTAAGTTTCGCGCGACGCTTGTTGCGGCGGGCTACCTTGTCGGCTGCGGTGCGTGTGCGGCCCTTGCCGCGCGGCGGAACGACCGACGGGGTCATGTCCAGTAGGTCATCCAGACTGTCCTCCGCCATGGGGTCCTGCCCGCGTTGCAAGCGGGTAAGAATGCGGTAGGCATTCTCGTTGTACACCGCACCCGGCTTGAGAAAAACTTGGATGCCCTTCTCGATCGGATAGATGGGGCCGACCCGGTGCGGCAAGTGCGCCCGCTCGAACGTGGAGTCGAAGTTGCCGACGCTGAACTTGCGCATTACCCGACTGCCGCCGTTATCCGAGAACATGATGGTCCACACGTTGTTCTCATCGCGGTGGTAAGCCAGCGCGGCGCGCAGGCATTGCTTCGTACCCATCTTGCCGACGTACATTCCCGGATACGCGGGGGTCGGCTTGATGTCCAGCAGGGCCGCGAGTCCGGCGTCTTCTTGCGGCGGGGCTTTCTTGATGCGGGGTGTTGCCTTCTTGACTGTTACCTTCTTCGCAACCGGCTTTGCCTTAGCCATGATTTTTACCCTTATGTGGAGTGGGTAAGCACTGCGCCTACCCACCCCGTACTATACACGAGGCTGGCGAGAATTACAAGTAGTGTAAAAACGTTCTACTTGTTGCCCCACCAACGTTGCTTCGGAACCCTGATCACGCTATCTACTTCGACTTTGATCGGCTCCATTTCCTTGGCCCGCTGCTGCGCGCCTTCCCGCTCAAGTTGCTGGCGGGCCTTGCGGAACGTACGCCGGATATCCGTGGAGTGCGACGGTGTGTACTTGAAACTGGGATCAAGAATGGACTTAGGCATTACAGTTTCTCCCTCAGGCGTGCTGGTTGAAATACGAGTACCGGCTTGGTGAAGGCTCGGCTGATGTCTACGAATAAGTCGCCTAGTTCTTGGTTCAGAGCATCCGTGGTTAACGCTACTGGCATGCGGACTTTGTTATTAAGAAGAGAAGTGCCCTCCGGCACGGTGGCCATATCTTCGTTGATGTACTTCTCGACGTATTCTGGGATGTCCCGCAGTGTAAGAATGGGGTGCCCATCCTCGTCGTTCTCTTCTACAACGCGCCAAGTCATCTCAGCTCTCCATAGGCAAAGCGGCGCACATGCGCCGCTTGCCCGTAGGGGTTTCGGAGTTACGCTGCCTTCGCGACTTGCTTGGCTGCGCCCGGAATGTGCGTGCGGGCCAGTTCCCACAAGCCGGTGTTCACGCTGACCAGCTTCCGCACATCGTTCAACTGGCGCGTGTGGGTGGCGCGGCCGAGCGCGCTCTTGCCGGTAAGCCCGCCCTGCACGAGGTTCTCCTGGATCACGTTGAACGTGGTCCACAGGTCCGACCCCTTGTCTTCCACGCGGCGGGGCACGAGGAGCTGATCCGGCGTGATGGTGGTCTTCATGGTGGGCTTCTGGCCGCGATGCTCTTCCATGTACCGCAGTTCCAGTGCCTTGGCGGCAAAGGCCGCGCGTTGCGGGTCGGTGAGCTTGACCGCACGCATCTCCTTGACCGCCTTCAGCGCGTGCGTACCCTGCTCCAGCGTGCGATCGACTTCCGCCAGGATGGCGGCGATATCACCGATGTGGCGCTTCACCATGCGCGTGGCTTGGTCCGCCACGATCAGGCCGTTCGAACACACGACCCGGAAGAACCCGTAGTGCATCTTCGCGGCGCTGCGCCCGTTGTGGGCATTCTCCCAGACGAGTTCCTCGATCAGGTCGCCCTTCTGTATGCCCTCCTTGGCACGCGTCTCGAGGTCCTTCTTGAAAGCGAACCGGACCATGTGCCGCGCGACCGTGGGGTCATCGGCGGACTTGCGTTGCGTGGCATCCACGCACACGAGGCCGAGCTTCTCGAGGGTTTCCATGACCGTGTAGGTCGGAACGAACGTGTACGCCTCGGACATCTTCACGGACTTGTGCTTGCCGAACACCGACGGCGCGCGTTCCTTGATTTCCGCGAGTGTGAGCGGGCGGCGGTTGGTCTTGGTGATCAGGGCTGCATTTGCCATTTTGCTTCTCCCGTAGGTTGGGGTTTTGTGATAGGCACCGCGCCTAGCACTGCATCCACTATACACGACCCCTAGTAAAAAGCAACAGGGGGCGCTAGGCCCCCTAAAACATGGAGTTACCGTTTCGTGTTCTCAGCCTTGGTTTACGTAGGCCCTGCTAGCGTCCGCTGCACGAAGAGCATCTTCTATCTCATCCACTAGCCCGTGGCAGGTATGGTAGGCGTGCGGGTTCTCGCCTACGGGTGTGTGGAACTTGCTCTTGCACTCTTTGCACGTGAAGAACGAGCCGCCAGCGTCCACGCCTTCAAAGACGAACTGCGCCCATCCAGTCGGGAGCACTTGGCCGGGTGTGAAAGTATGTGTTTGCGAAGGAGCTTGGTGCTTCGCCCAATCTGGATCACATTCAGGGCAGCCAGTGTCATCGCACTGCGCGCAGGACACGCGCAACTTGACCACCTTGATGCCCTTCATGGATGACGCCATGTTCGCAGCACTGGAAAGATCAAGCTGCTCGCCTTCTCCGCCCATGACCGGCTGATTCAGCTCGATGTACTTGTCTAGAAAATGCCGCGCCTTCTGCAAGTCCTGAATGCCGTTTTTCTTCCAGCAGCGTTCAACATATTTAGTTATGCACGCTTGCCAATAGTCTAAACCTAGCGCCCATACTCGATCCCAGTGTTCCTGTACGCCGGGCTTTTGTTTGTAATGTGATCCTCCAATTTGTTCGTCATTTGCACTCATCATGTACCTTCCTAGTTAAGGTTCTATTCCAATACTTACGCAGTCCTTCTGAGACTCTACGGTTAAATTCTGGACTCCCCGGCTTTATTTTCGCTTTGTCCAGATTATTAACTTGTCTACCGTGTCTTACCATCTGCTGTAGATTTTCTTTTCAGGTTTGTAGAATAAGATGTTTCGGGTTTATGCACAACGGGGTATTACATTTGTGACCTACATCTGAGCCTCTAGGCACGGGGCCGTTGAAATACATGAACACTTCCTTATGGCCAGCTCGACTGCCCGTTCCCACGTGTGAACTAAATTGGGCATATTTCATCTGACCTCTGGTGGAACCAAGCCATAACCAACACCCATTCTTTTTCTGCACGTTTAATAGGCATTGTTCAACAGTCCATAACTTCGGATTAGCCCTAGACACGAGGCTTGACTCCTTTGGTATGTTGAATTGCTTTGTGAAGCTTGGCGTTAAAAGAAAGCGTCAGCTTGACCGCAGTCGATGGCACCGGCGGGACTTGGACGCGCTCGAGGAATGCTTTGGCTGCTTCTGCTTCGTCAAGCGGTACCGTGAGAATCACTAGTTTTGCCACGCTGCCACCCTCCGGATGTTATTTTGCAAGCGGTCGTACATGCCCTGCATCAAGACCTGTGAGCGATCGTACAGCGCATGACCGCACGACGCCATGAGGCCAAGGATGCGCTGCTCTTGGGCCATGCTATACGCTTTCTCAGCCACGTGCAGCATGTTCAGATTACCCATCTCAACTTCATCCAAGGCATACATCACGAGGTCTGCGCGGTCACATAGCCCCAACACGCACCGTTCGGTATGAGTAAGCGACGTATCGTCTGCGATGCCGTGCGTCAACAAGAACTCTGTCTCTGAACGTTCCAGCGCTGCTGCCAGCGCGGGGTTCGCATACTTGGTGTCTCCGGGCATGTCTCCGGTCTTAAGCTCGGGGATGTCATGCACCGTAAGCGCGTATGTAAGCGGCGCGGGAGGATACGCTGGCGCGTACAGCCAGTGGAGGATGACCACGGCCCGCCACGTGTGCGCGCCGACGGTTTGCGGCTTAATAGTGGGGATGGTATGGCAGCGGGTAACGTTGCCGCTGGCCAGCAGAACGCCAAGGGACTGTTCGTTCACGCTGCGGCCTCCGCCTTGGCCTTACGGCGCAACAGCCATTGAACGCATGCCATGCGCCAGTCGCTAGCCATGATGTAGGCGCAGTGGTTCAACGCGAGCGGATAGTTCTTGTTGCGATAGTGCTGGTGAGCACGCCGCATGGGGATGGCAACGTCGTTGAAGAAGCTGAAGCTGAATGTCACCTTGTCCCAATAGTCACTGAGGAACGTGGTCAGCTCTGCTTGCCAGTTGACGTAGTTCTCAGGCGTAACCCCGAGCGGGTATGGCTGCACGTACTCGTCGTTATCAGTGTCGTACGGGTCAGTGTACCCCGGTGGCGAAGCCAGCACACGGGATGTCACTTCTGCATCCGGGTAGATGTGCGCGTTGTTGCTCATTTGCGCGTACCAGCCTACCCCGACCCCCAGAATACCCGCAATGTACTCGTGCAGCATACTGAACTGCACGACGTTCGCGCCGTAGGCACCCCAGATCATGTCGTTACTGCGGTTGGCCACCGTGAGGTTCAGCTTGCCGTTCTGGATGCCTAGGAACAGCGTGCAATTGCATGGCATGTCCTTACCTTCGTAGTCGCTGTCCATCGCGCGGTCGTAGATGGCTAGAACGGCGCGCGTTGTGTCCGGGTCTTTTTGCAGCCGGTTGACAACATTCGTGAACTGACCATCCAACCGAAGACGGTACCCGTAAGCACCATGAAAATCGATGCCGTCGTCGCTGTAGTTGGCAATGGACGGAAGCCACTGCGCCAGCCATGCAACGTCGCTGCGACCACCTAGAATCCACAGGCTTTCCATCAGGTGGAAGAACGGGTTGGCATCACGAGTAGAGTCGAACAGGACGCGCTCTCGCGGGCATTGGTACGTAGTCACGACTGGCATGGGGTACTGCCATCGGCGTTGACCGCGCGTGTGGGCGGTGATCAGTTCGTTATGTTTGGCACGCTGGCGGAAGTGCATCATGCCTAAGCTGTAGGCTTCGTTGATGTTACGGGCAATCAGTGAGAGCACGGGCAATAGCTCCTAGGTTAAGTGAGACCATAGTTTACGTTTGAGCACCGCACGTATGGCGGCATTAGTTACATGATACTTTACTGCTAGTTCCTTTACCGGCAAGGTGCTACTTCGTATTGCTCGTACATCTTCTGTACTTAATTTCGCGTTGTGTACTTTCTCCCCGATTGGAAAAGTTCCGTGTTTCTTAGAATCTTCTGTATTTTCTTTATAGCTACCCCACGCTAAATTACAGATACGATTGTCAAGTTTATCGCCATTGAGATGACGACATATACCTCTACCTTTCGGCTTCCAGGCAATAAGAACAAGCCGGTTAACCCTACAAGTTATCTGTTTGTTCCCAATTCTTAGACATACTACTTTGTAACCTAGAGAATGAGTAATTAGCTTCATCAACCTAGGCTCAGTAGGTGGCGGAGCGTTGTTCCTATTTTTCTTCCAAGAACGAACATTACCCGCATCTGAAACTTCGTAGTCCGGAAAATCGGGTATGGCCCGCCAACGTTCAAGGTAACGGCCCTGTTGACGCATGGTACATCGAACGTGGTTTGCCTTGATTAAATAGCACTCTATCGTATTTATCATACTCACAAAGTGCGTTTTGGATATCTTGCAAGTGCAAGTCATCAATCATAGGGAGAAGCTTTGCCGCTTGTTCCCGCAGCAATAGCAGAGACTTCTGAAAATTTTCGTTGGTCCACTGTGCATGCAGTTCATGACCACGAATACGGTTCAATCCACGTTGGCTACCCGGACCGGGCGCTACGAAATCCCTCCAGTCCGGAGCCTCTTTGAGCATGTCAGTGTACTTCACGTCAGCAACGACCTGTGCTGCCATGAAGCTACCGATCCCGTTCACGTCACGAAGAAGGTCATAGAAACTCCGACAAGAACGGCGTGTTTGAACACGCTTGCGAAGCTCAATCCATGAACGATCGAAGAGCTTCAGCACATGGTCTACCTTGCTGCCGGTAGCGCCGTTCGTACTCACGATGTACGCACCGGTAAAGATGCGGGCACCAGCGTCTTCCATTTTCTTCAGCTCGATGGCAAACTTGGGTGGGCGGGTCGTGGTCCACGGCTCCGGGTAGCCACAGTGCTCTAGCGTGGCGGGCCAGTTGATGAAGCGTGCTATGATCATGGCATGCCAGACGTTCGGGTCATCCGCGCGCCGCCAGTTCTTCGCGATCCAGCGCGTGACTCTATCGTCTTCACGACGCACACAACAGAAGCGATACTTGCGCAAAATAGGGTCCGTGGTGAGGACTTGTTTCTTGGCTTCCTTGCGTTTGCGAATTCTTTCCCGCTCGTCCACAAAATAGACAAAGCGGTCGATCGGTTTACTGTCGGTATGTGGGTACTTTGTCATTTCGGCTTCCGGTAGTGATTTGGGTTCTTACCGTAGAATGGGTGAGCGGGGCCTCGTATCGTATTATTCCTACCCTTACGCACGCGGTCACGAGCGTTGTCTAAATCTGTTCCGAGCCAAAGATGCGATGGGTTGACGCAGGATCGTACGTCGCATTTATGCAACACTTTCATGCCCTCGGGTATAGGCCCGATATGGTACTCGTAGGACCATCGATGCGCGCGACCACCGTTGAATACACCGTAGCCATTCTGCTTACCTTGTAGAATCGCACCTGTCCATATCCAGCAAGTCTTAGTTTTCTTGACATGCCAAAAGAATCTGACTTCGGGCGGCTGTCTTGGGTGGGTGTTACCGTACCCCATCACAACTCCAGCACGCGCGTTGCGCCTTCAGTGGTCAGCCCAAAGTTCTGCATGCACAGGTCTCGGGTGTTGTTCCAGTCTAGCCCGTAGATAGGCAAGCCCGCCGCGCCAAGGTTCTCGAGCCATCCATCGCAGCTTCGTTGCTTCTTGCGCAAGTTGCCGGGGTCGTACTCTTTCTCATTACCGGCCAGCATGCGCCGCCGCAGCACGTTCTGGACGGACTGGTAGAACCCGATGTCTAGCCGAATGAACCGCACGTACGCGCCTAGCCGTACGGCGCGATCATGCAATGCTTGGCAAGTCTCGACACCGGGAGACATCAGCCCCTCGATCAGCACATCGCAACCATCTTGCAGCAATGCAATAGCAGTCTTCGGGACGAGCGCGTAAGGTTGCACCCCGTCTGCTCCTCCGGTAAGCGCGCGGTACTTCCCTACGCACGCCAAGCGGCCATAGCTATAGGTGCAGTAAGCTTCTGTGACCGGGTGCTGCGCGATCTTGCGGATACCACCTGCGCACATCAGTAAGTAACGTGCGAGCGTGCTCTTGCCACTACCGTTCGTGCCATGAACGTAGATCAAGGATTGCTTGCGTTGTTTGACAGGCTTGGCCATGGTCATCCAGTAAGAGAGCCTCTTGCGCAGCACCGGCGCGCACTGCACCACTACTCCATTCGTGATTACGAACCCGGCGTAGATGCTGCCGTAGTCGACTTGGTAGAGTCCGTCTTTCACTCGTACGGTTTGCGTGTAGGCGTTGTCAATGTACGTTCTACTGACCAGCCTGCGTTTAGGCGCATGACTAGTGTTTTTCTATTCATGTTTAGCTCTTCCGCCCATTGAACTATTGGTTTTGACTTACCTTGAAAAGTCACAATACGATTATTCCGCCGATTACGTGAATTTACCGTATACGAGACCCATCTACAGTTGTTCTTAGCATATCCTTTGTTATTATCTACGCGATCTAGTGTCTCGTTTTCTTTGGGTAAGCCCATATCTTCAATGAAATTCTCAAACTTATGCCATCGTTTGCAGACGGTTATGCCTCTCGCTCCGTAGTTTTTGTAGTTGATGTCTTTAGGGTTAAGGCAACGACAAAGCATGTTAATCCATTTACGATAAACGCGTGTACCACTGAGCCCGTGAGTTCGTATACCTAGTGGTCGAGTTGTGCTAATTTTTCCGTAGCCCATTTATCGACATCCTTACGCTTTACCCCCGTAGATTCGTGTAACGCTCGCAGCATTTCTTCACCTGTTTTACTAGGGGTAGCCAGTAAACTCTTGGTTGCTTTGGCTGTACGAGTATGTGGCGCCCATTTACCGTTGCGATACTGTTTGTAGACACAGCAAACTGTCTCCCCTTCCTGCATGTTGAATGGGCGATCGAACCTTGGCGGGGCCATCATGAACTTATTTAGGTAACGAGCAATGCGCGTATAAGTGTGCAACACAGTAGCCTCAGGCGCAATAAGGAGAGCCCCTTGCTGTGGAACATTTGGACTGTGTGCGGCTGCGCGTGGCGGAAAAATGCATGGAATCTTAAAAACTCTTTCTTGTACGTCAGCGAATTTCCAAACATAGTATACGCCTATTAACGGCACACTTTTAGCTTTTTCCTTTACCTGAAAGTAAGTGCTGCCTACCATGTGGTCCACCATCATTTCAGGTTTCGGGAACATACGCTGCCATGCATCTAATGCATTGAGCCCGGCCTTACCTCGGAAATGTCGACGCTCACTGGCCCGCTTGGCTGTAGGATACTGCTCACGCAAGTAGTCCCAAAATTGTGCATCTCTATACTCGCTTGCTGCTGCCGCTATCCCAGGGTTATAGAACGAACACCATGCGGTCATGAAACGCTGTTTTTGATACCGATGTATATCTGCACGGTATAACATTGAATATCCAGGATCGGCATCTTCGAGCTTGAAGAGCAGCTTGGCAAACTTCATCCAGGTCATCGGGGGCTTGCCGTCGTGGCAATCGTACGGCGTCATGATGCGCTTGGCCATTACTTGAACCCTCGTTTGGCGAACGTACAGTCGTAGACTGTGCCGTCAACGTCCTGCCAAGTTCCGCGCTGTACACAGTTCTGGAAGGTCTCGGAGCGTTGGCTCGCTTTGCCCATGCCGTATGTCATGAGCCCAAGCCCTGAAAAGAGTACGACAATCAGCACACCCAAAGCCACGCTCGGCCACGAAATGTCAGGCATGATAGTCCTCCGCTCCACAACCACATCGATAACGCCCGCAGTAGCCGCACTTCACTGGATGAGCTACACCTACGTCGGGTTTCATGTCTTGCAGACCCTTGCCAAAGTCATACGGTCTACCCCACCACGAGAGAAGCCCGCCGCAGAAAGCTGTGAGCATGCCCGCTAAGACGACTATCAATTCAGAACTCATGGCAGCACGATCCTCAGTGGTCGGTTGATCTTGCGGGCATAGCGCACCGTCGCCCATGTGCCTGACCGCACTTCTTCCTCGCGGGTATTCGGGCATGCGATCAGGAAGGTGCATTGGTCTACGATGCGTCGGTTGCGCGCTAGTGGGGCGGCAGGCAAATGGACCCCCGCGCCACGCCTAAACGCGCGCCAGTTGCCCACGTTGGACGGATGGATGTACACGGGGCAACGTGGCAGGTAGCGGACGATCCAATCGTGAGCCTCGGCATCCGCCCCCAAGCAATCACCGTGGTGGAACCCTTCGATGCTGTGATCTAAGGCCAGACGCTTCACGAGGCGCTTGAATTCCTGCATCTGTACCGGCGACATCCCGTGGCGCGTGCCTGTGAAGCCGATGATCACGCTTTCCTCCTCACTTTACTGAATTCGTCTTTAGCTTCTTTTTGGACTGGATTCAAGTGGTATCTGTCTGTGTATTCTTTACAGGCTAAAGCTACCTCTCTATTAGGCTGATAAACAAGACCAGGATACGGGTGTGTGGTTGATTCTAGCGTTACTGATTGGCCGACAAACCACGACCCGCCAATTTTTCTACCGTCCGAACCGGCGTTCTGCGCGAATTGATGGGCCACTAGCATAAACCTGAGTTGTTTAGCTACAGATTCAGCGTGATTTCTTTCGAAGAAACAATTCCCAACTTCGACTAAGCGTTTAACGAAAGCTGGTGTGCGCCCTTTTGTGCTTTTCACCTCGGCGTCGACGGAGACATAGTAGAAGATAGTTCCCTTGAAGTTAGCGGCCCAGAATTGTTTAGACAAGATCATCTGAATTACGCTCCTGAGTGTATGGGGCGATCCCCCATATACACTAAGCCGCAATTTAACCTCAAGCACAAGCTCCGCCGCCGCAACACCCCCTTTTACCCCC